TATAAGGAGGTGGCTATATGTTAAAGAGCAAATCCTTTAAGACTATGCGAGAGGCTAAAGATTTTATCAGAGAGCACGGCGGATATTATGAGGAGTTTTATACCTCTTACGCCGGAGATAAGGAGTATCTCGTATTTTACCGGGAGGGATGATATGAGGAACTACACCTTAAAAGAGAACATCCTCTCGGGGCTTATCGGCGTAGCGATAGGATTACCCCTCTCAATATACGCCGTAAATCATCAGACCCCGAGCGAGCCCGTTGCTATCCGGGAGATATCCGAGCCAATAGTTTGGGAGATGGTAGACCCGATAGAGACGGAGGAGATAGAGGTTATAAAAGAGCCTTTAATCTCCGAGGAGGATAGATTTTTACTCGCCTCCCTCGTATACGCCGAGGCTGGAAACCAAGACCTCACGGGCAAGCGGTTAGTAGCTGACGTAGTTTTTAACCGGGTCGATAGTGATATCTACCCCGATACGATACGAGAGGTTATTTATCAAAAATACCAATTTGCCCCGGTATTAGACGGAGGGCTCGAGAGAGCTTTTAGCGAGGTAACGGATGAGTGTTACGAGGCGGTGGATTTAGAGCTCGAGCGTAGGCTTGATTATAAAATCCTTTATTTTACCGCCGAGGGTTACGGAGAATACGGCACTCACGCCTACCAACACGGAGACCACTATTTTTGTTACGAATGAGAGGAGGGGATGCTTATGTGGGTAGATAACCCGGACAAAAAGAAAAGAGGCTAACGGAGCGTGGAACTACGAAAACCTCTATACGGAGATTATAGCATAAGGAGGACGTTATGGACAACTATATTTTTGATACTGTTAAAGACCTCATAGATACAAAGGTTAGGCTCGCAGAGCTCGAGCTTAAGGTAAATATCTTAAAGAGGATGGTAGAGGCGGAGGAGGTCGAGAGCGTCGAGAACGATATCAAGTACGGCGTAGGCGACCGAGGCAAGAGAGTAACGGGAGATTTAGATACTAAAGATATCCGGGAGATATTCGGCTGGGAGGCAACGCCGGAGGCTCTCGATATCGTTAAAAAGTATAACGATGGACTTATCAAAAAGGAGGATTTAAGCGAATGAGTACACTTTACGAACTGACGGGAGACTATTTAAGACTTTTAGAGCTCGGGGAAGACCCGGAGACCGACCCGGAGGTGTTTAAGGACACCCTCGAGGGGCTCGAGGGAGAGATTGAGATTAAGGCGGAGAACTACGCTAAAGTTATTAAGCAACTCGAGGCGGACGCTAAAATGCTCGACGATGAGGCTAAAAGACTTACCGCTCGCAAAAAGGCGGCAGAGAATAATATCTCATCTATGAAAAAACACCTCGAGGAGGCTATGCGAGCTTGCAATAAGCCAAAGTTTAAGACGGAGCTTTTCTCGTTCGGGATTCAGAAAAACCCTCCGAGCGTAAAGCTCGACGAGGAGCACCTCGAGCTTATCCCTATCGAGTACCTCATACCGCAAGACCCCAAGCCGGATAAAAAGAGGATTTTAGAGGAGCTTAAAGGTGGAGCTACCTTTACTTGGGCGACGATGGAGCAAGGCGAGAGCCTCCGCATCAGATAATAGAGAGGAGCGTTATATATGGACGGATTTAGAAAATTAAAGGCGAGCGAGATAGATGCCCGGGTCTCTACGGTATCGGAAAAGGGTTGCTCCCTCCTCCTCTATAAGGATGCGAGAGTAGACCAAAATATCCTCGATGAGACCTTTGGGATATTCGGCTGGCAACGTAAACACGAGATAATCGGCGGCAACCTCTATTGTACGGTATCGGTAAAAAACCCCGATACCGGGGAGTGGGTCTCCAAGCAGGACGTAGGCACGGAGAGCTATACCGAAAAGGAAAAGGGGCAAGCGTCGGATAGTTTTAAGAGAGCGTGCTTTAACCTCGGTATCGGGAGAGAGCTTTATACCGCTCCTTTTATATGGATTAACGCCGGAGATTTTAACCTCCAAAAGGGCAATAACGGAAAGCCTACTACTTACGATAGGTTTAAGGTAACGGATATCGGCTACGACGGCGACGGCAATATTAACTACCTCGTTATCTATAACGACAAGACAAATAAAAAGGTCTATACGCTCGGCAGAGAGCCCCAAGGAGCGACGAAAAAGCCCGAGGCTAACAACTCTACCCCCGAGGAGAAAAAACCCGAGGAAAAGCCGCAGAGCGAGCCTACGATAGACGTTACGCAAAAGATAACCCCAAAGCAAGTTTTAACCCTCCGTATGATGTGTAAAAAGAGGGATATGCCGGAGGAGAATATCTACGGTAAATATAACCGCTCCTCTATGGAGGATATGACTATCGGGGATTGGGTAGACTTCGGCAAGACCGGGCAGGAGCTATTAGCGGCTTGGGATAAGGAGCACGGGAGCAAATGAAAGCGAGAGGGAAATTAAAGGATATAAGGATGCCGTTTAGGGGTACTTTCCCCGAGGTTACTATATCCCTCCGGGCGGATGCGGAGGCGGTCGAAAAGTATCTCGATAAAGATTTAGACGTTACTATCGTAACCCACCGCAACCGCCGCTCCCTCGACGCTAACGCTCTCCTCTGGGCTTGCCTCGGAGAGATAGCTAAAGCCCTCCGCTCGGACGTTTGGAGCGTATACCTATATATGCTCGAGCGATACGGCAAATTTACTTATATCCTCGTAAAGCCGGAGGCGGTAGAGGGAGTAAAGGCAGTATGGAGGGAGACTAAAGAGGTAGGAGAGACGGTAAAGGACGGCGAGCGGATGATAGAGATGCTCTGCTACTTTGGCTCATCTACCTACAATAGCAAAGAGTTTTCTATACTCCTCGACGGGGTTATCTCCGAGATGAAAGAGATGCACCTTAATACTCCTCCGAGCGAGGATATGAGGCGACTAATAGCGGAGATGGAAAGGAAAGAGAATGATAAATCAATCGGACAAAGCTAAAAGAGGGCGAGCCGCCCGTAATAAAGGAGCAAACGCCGAGAGAGAGTTAGCTAACCTCCTCCGGGATATGTGGGGCTACGACGTTCATAGAGGCAAAGTCTTTTACGGAGAAAGCGACCTCGTAGGGCTCGACGGTATACACCCGGAGGTAAAGAGGGTAGAAAAGCTAAATATCCACGCCGCTATGGAGCAAGCTAAAGCGGAGGCGGATAAGAGAGGCGACGGATTGCCTACGGTATTTTTTAGGAGAGACCGGGGCGAGTGGCTCGTAACTATGAGGCTCGAGGATTGGATTGATTTATACGGAGCGTGGATAGATGAGTAAAAAGAGTTTTGTTATGTATAGCTCGTGGATTCCTCTTTTCGAGGGTCTCGATAATGAAAAAGCCGGAGAGCTTATAAAAGCTATCTGCTCATATCAGAATGACCCTACCGTCGAGCCCACCGACCCGGTTATCGGAGCTATCTTTAGTATGATAAAGGCGGTTATGGATGAGGATAGAGCTAAATACGAGGCGAGATGCCAAAAGAACGCCGAGAGCGTAAAGGCTCGTTGGGATAAAGATACGGACGATAGCGAACGTATACAAACGAATACGAACGTATACGAACGTATAAAAACGAACTGTGATAATGATAATGATAATGATAATGAAAATGATAATGATAATGTAAAGGATTCTCCTACGGAGAAAAAGAAAGAGAGAGGGAGACGAGCTCCCTTTACTCCCCCTACCGTAGACGAGGTAGCCGATTACTGCCGAGAGAGAGGTAACAATGTAGACCCGGAGACCTTTGTGGACTTTTACGCCTCTAAAGGCTGGAAAGTAGGCAATAATCCGATGAAAGATTGGAGAGCCTCGGTGCGGACTTGGGAGAAAAGAGATAGAGCCGCTCCTCCTCGGAGTTCTCCGGGGATGGACGCTAACGAGTATCTCGAGAGTATCATAACGGGAGGTGGACTATGACTACACAAGAGACGGCTAAAATCATATACGTTATTAAGGCGACCTATCCGAACTCGTTTCAAAAGTATACGACTAAAGACCTCGAGAATATGATAGCGGCTTGGTCGTCGGTTATGGAGGATTACTCCTACGAGGTAGTGTCTGCCGGATTAAAGGTATACCTCTCGAGCGATACAAAAGGCTTTCCGCCGTCTCCCGGGCAAGTGATAGATTGTATAACCAAAATCACTACGCCGCCGCAGGAGGATTTAACGGTAGACGAGGCTTGGGGCTACGTCGTAAAGGCTATCTCCAATAGCGGATATAACGCCGCCGAGGAGTACGAAAAGCTCCCGGACGTTTGCAAGAGGGTAGTAGTAAACCCGGCTAAACTCCGTACTTGGGCTATGATGAATAGCGACGAGCTCCATACGGTCGAAAAGAGCCATTTTTACCGCTCATATCGTACCGTACTCGAGAGGCAAAGGGAGGATGCAAAAATCCCGAGCTCGGTTAAAGCTCTTATCGGTTCTCTCCTCGAGAGACCGCACGAGCTTACGGAGGGAGATAGAGCCTACTTGGAGGATAAGAGTTATGGCTAAAAAGAGCTTAATACCCGACGACCGGGAGGATAGGTGCTATATCTGCCAAAGACGGCTACCGCTCCACGTCCATCATTGTTTGCACGGGAGCTACCGTAAAGCGGCGGATAAGTACGGGCTAACCGTCCACCTCTGCGTAGATTGCCACTCCCAGCTCCACGATAAAGGGATATTCGACCCGGAGCTCGAGGAGATAGCGCAAATAACCTTCGAGAGGGTATACGGCAAAGATGAGTTTATGAGGGTGTTCGGTAAAAGTTTTAGGAGGTAAAGGATGAGACCTATTGAGGAATTAAGGGCGACCGCCCACCTATGCGTAGTAGGGAAGATGCCCGAGGCTCTCGCCCCGGCGGAGTGCGGAGTATATAACGGCTGGGTAGAGTGGGATAAGTTTAGAGCTACCGTAGTTTGGGGCTATAACGAAAACGGCTGGGAGCACGTTTCTGTATCGCCTATGAATAAGCGAAAGCTCCCCGGCTGGGATGATATGTGCCGCTTAAAAGATATGTTTTGGGGCAAAGACGTTACCGTCGTACAGTTTCACCCGGCGGAGGATGCCTACGTACACGGGGTAAACGGGTTAGAGAACGTATTACACCTCTGGCGACCGATTAACGGCGATTGGTCGGTTATTACAGAGGATTTAATAAAAAGATTATAGGAGGATGAGAGTATGAACAAAGTAGTTTTAGTAGGACGCTTAACAAGAGACCCGGACGTGCGCTATACGCAATCCCAAGAGCCTATGGCGATAGCGAGATTTAACCTCGCCGTAGATAGGAGGCTCTCTAAAGCCCAAAGAGAAAAAAACGGAGCGGTTACGGCGGACTTTATCTCCTGCGTAGCTTTCGGAAAGAACGGAGAGTTTGTTGAAAAGTACCTCCATAAGGGTACAAAGATAGCGGTATCGGGTCGGATTCAGACGGGGAGCTATGACCATAAGGACGGTTATAAGGTTTACACCACCGACGTAGTTTGTGAGGAGTTTGATTTTTGCGAGAGCAAAGGGGCGGAGAGCAATAACAACCCAGCTCCGGCGGACGAGGGCGAGTGGATGAATATACCCGACGGAATAGACGAGGAGTTGCCTTTTAATTAAGGCGGAGAGGAGCGTTATATATGGACAATATAACCGATGTTATCCCTTACGGACACGAGAATGCCGTAACGAGGGCGGAGCTTATGAGGCGTACGGGAGAAAAGGATAGAGTTATCCGGGATGCGATAAATAAAAGCGAGGAGCTTATTATAAATCTCCAAGACGGACGGGGGTATTTTAAGCCACTCCCGGAGGAGGCGGATTTAGTAGAGGCTTGGATAAGGATTTTCAAGGCGAGGATAAAAGACGAAAACCGCCGAATCAGAGTAGCAAGGAGGTGGGCTAATGAGCGATAATATGGCGTTTATGACCGAGAGGATAACGGAGGATTACGGGGAGGCTTTCTCCCCGAGCCGTTACTCCCTTAAGAGTAAAAACGACGCTATTATCTCTCCCTATAAGACCTACGAGCTATTTTTCGAGATTACCTTTCACGTAATACAAAAGCTCGGAGCTTATGAGGATTTAGGTGCGCCGGAGGAGATAGCTAAAAAGCTCGAGGAGCTTAAGAGGTTTAGAGATAATCGAGGTATAAGCCTCGAGGAGTTTGGGGAGGTTCTCGAGGAGCTTAAGAACCCCTCCTCCCATAGCGAGAGGGAGATAGTGGTAGGATGCCTCGGGCTAATGGATAGCCTTGTATCGGATTTTAAGGAGTATCTTGCCTACGTCGGTATAGATGAGGACGAGGAGGAGTTCCCGTTTAGTACGTCTAAATCCTATTTCGAGATTGTGCAACACCTCTTATTATCGAGAACGGGGCACTCCGGCGGAACGAGCACCAGGGAAAAGTGCCGGGCGTTAGGATTCGACCCGAGCGAGCGGAGAGTATTCGGAGAGGAGAAAGAGGATGAGTAGCGAGGAGAGAGAAAAGATTTACCGGGAGTGTTTATCCCGGTACGGGTTTAACAACCAGCTTAATATGGCTATCGAGGAAATGAGCGAGCTTATAAAGGCTCTCCTAAAGTATTGCCGAGTATTTTTAACGATTAAGGGCGATAACGTAAACCCGGTAGTGGGTAAAGACTTAAACTCCGCCCGGGAGGGTATTATCGACGAGCTCGCCGACGTTAAAATTATGATACGGCAAATGGAGATAGCTTTCCAAGCGGATAAAGAGGTAGAGGAGCGGATAGATTACAAAGTAAAAAGACAAGAGGGGCGACTAAATGAACGCAGAGGGATATAGAGACCCTACGGCGGATAAGGCAATCGGAAACGTATCTCGGGAGCAGGAAAAAATATCGTATCTTATCAAAGCTCTCCGGGCGGTTGCCGGGGTCTACGGGTATAGGATAGAAAACCGTATAATCCTAAAAGATAAGGAGACGGGGCGAGTATGGAGGTAAATGGTATGAAAGAGTTATTAGAGCAATATTCGGACGCTTGCGAGCTCGTTAGAGAGACCGAGGAGAGGATAAGAAAGCTCCGGGAGCGGAAAACTACTATCCACGATAAGGTTACGGGCTCTATGAGTGAGTTTCCTTACGCTCCTACCTCCTTTAGAATAGAGGGTACGCCCGAGGCAGAGCTCGATATCATAGCGCAGGAGGAGAGGCTCTTATATCTCCAAAAAGCCGATGCCGTAGAGCTTAAAATCCGAGTAGAGGAGTGGCTCTTAACCGCTCCGCACCGTCTCCGCCGTATCGTTTACTTTAAGTATTTCGATGGGCTCTCTTGGGAGGAGATAGCCGATAAGATGAGGGCGACCTCCGGCGAGAGTGTCCGTAAAGAGTTCGAGCGGATGATAAAATAATAAAAATTTGTCCGTTTTTGTCCGTTTTGTCCGCCTTTAATATGATAATATGTAGGAGTGAAAGAAGATAAAACTACTTTTTATGCTATAATTCTCCTACGATGAAAGATGCGAAAACGCCGAGGGCTAACGAGCTCTCGGTTTTTTCGTGCGAGGATACGGATATGGAAGTTTTTGAGATGAGCCCCGGGGATTTAACCCCTTATGAATTTAACCCGAGAAAAAACGATAAGAGCGTCGATAAGGTAGCCGCCTCTATTAAGGAGTTCGGCTTTAGAGTTCCTATCGTTGTAGACGCTGATAACGTTATAGTCTGCGGACACACTCGATTAAAGGCGGCTCTTAAGCTCGGTCTCGATACCGTACCCGTAACCCGGGCGGATGATTTAACCGAGGAGCAGATAAAGGCTTTCCGCCTCGCTGATAACAAAGTAGGCGAGAGCTCCGAGTGGGATAACGACCTCCTCGGGGATGAGCTCGGCGAGATATTCGATTTAGATATGTCTACTTTCGGATTTTCCCTCGACGAGCCTACACCTACGGAGAGAAAAGACCTATCCTCCCTCATAGAGCCCGAGTATCAGATTATCATTGATTGCAAGGACGAGATGGAGCAGGAGGATTTATATAATAGGCTCGAGGAGGAGGGTATCAAGTGCCGAGTTTTGACATTGTAAAAGATATTAAGCCGGAGAGCTCTTATAGGGTCTCCGCTATCGTCTCTAACTTTGACCTCGACCTCGACCACCTCGAGGAGAGATTTACCGGGGAGATAAACCCTCCCGAGGGCTGGCAAATCGGCCTCATAGTGGGGGGGAGCGGAACGGGAAAAACGACGATTGCAAAAGAGTGTTTCCCGGAGGCGTATTTCGCCGGATATGAGTATACGGATAAGCCCGTTATAGACGATATGCCTAAAGCGAGTATCAAGGAGATAGAAAAGACCTTTACCTCCGTCGGGTTTAGCTCCCCTCCGAGCTGGTTAAAGCCCTACGGAGTTTTATCTAACGGGGAAAAGATGAGGGTAGACCTCGCCCGGTGCTTACTCGATAAAAAGGATATGATAGTCTTTGACGAGTTTACCTCCGTAGTAAATAGGGAGTGCGCTAAAACAACCTCCCTTGCGATATCTAAAGCTATCCGCCGGAGCGATAAAAAGTTTATAGCGGTATCGTGCCACGACGACGTTATCGAGTGGCTCGCCCCGGATTGGATATACGATACCGACCAAAAGCGTTTTTTTGTACAACGGGGAGATTCAACCGCCCCGAAATCAAACTCGATATATATAGGGTTGAGCCAAAAGATAGAAAAGAAGTCTGGGAAATTTTTAGGAAGTATCACTATCTAAATACCGATATGCATACCGCCTCTTGGCAATACGTAGGTATTTGGGAGGGTCGCCTCGTAGCTCATACGGGGATAATACACCTCCCGATGCATAAGGGCAAAAAGAGGGTACACCGTTTTGTAGTCCTCCCCGATTATCAAGGGATAGGGATAGGCACGGCGTTTATAACCGCTATCGGTAAAATAATAGAGCAGGAGGGTTTTGAGCTTAATTTAACGACGACGACCCCGGCTTTAGTTCCGGCTCTCACTAAATCCCCTTATTGGATATTAGCGAGATACGGGAGAGTAAAGAGCTCTATGGCGAACTTTCAAAAAAAGTACGGTCTCGAGAGTAAACACCTTACCAACTCGGAGAGCAAATCCCGGATAACTTACTCGTTTTGGTATAGAGGAGGTGTAGAGGATGGGCAGACCGAGGAAAGAGATAGATAGAGCCGAGTTTGAAAAGCTCTGCGGTCTCCAATGTACTAAAGAGGAGATTTGCGGCTGGTTCGACGTAACGGATAAGACCCTCGACGGCTGGGTAAAAAGAGAATATAAAACAAGTTTCTCCGAGATTTACGAGAAAAAGAGGAGTACGGGGAAAATATCCCTCCGCCGAGCCCAATTTAGACTAGCGGAAAAGAACGCTACTATGGCAATTTGGCTCGGTAAACAATATCTCGGGCAGAGAGACCAAATCGAAATCGAGACCGACGATAACGATATGGTTTTACACTTTATCGAGGGTATGAAAAATAATGATAAGGTTAAGCGAGAAACAGACCGAGTACCTCGAGAGAGCGAATAGCCGTTGGAATATTAAATCGGGAGCGGTTCGGTCGGGTAAATCCTTTGTCGATATAGCGGCGGTTATCCCCTCTCGCATCATAGAGCGCAGAGGAAAGCCCGGTATCTGCGTTATCTTTGGAGTATCTAAAGAGACTATCGAGCGTAACGTCCTTGCCCCTATGAGGGAGATATATACCTCTAAAAGGGTCGGGATGATAAATAACCGAAACCTCGCTACGTTATTCGGAGAGGAGGTCTATTGCCTCGGAGCTGAAAAGGTCTCCCAAGTGGCAAAGATACTCGGCTCGTCGATTAAATACGCCTACGGAGACGAGATAGCAAAGTGGAATAAGGAGGTTTTTAAGATACTCCAATCCCGTCTCGATAAAGAGTATTCCTGCTTTGACGGAGCTTGTAACCCGGAGCACGCTACTCATTGGCTAAAGGAGTTCATAGATAGCGATATAGATATCTACCTCCAAGAGTATACGATATTTGATAACGAGTTTCTCCCTAAAGCCTTTGTCGAAAACCTTTGCAAGGAGTATGAGGGCACTATCTACTACGATAGGCTCATCCGAGGACTTTGGAAAAGAGCCGAGGGAGCTATCTACCGCCGATTTGCCGATAATCCACATAAGTTTAGGTGCGAGGTCGTCGATAAAATAGAGCCGGGAGACGTAAAGCAATTTAAGAGAGAGGATATAACCTCTATCGAGTTCGGGCTCGACTTCGGCGGCAACCAATCCGGGCACGCTTTTGTTGCTCGAGGATATACGGATAACTACGCCGACGTTATTATCGTCGCCTCTAAAAGGGTAAAGGCTAACGATACCGCCGAGCCGATAGATAGTAACAAGCTCGACGCTCTCTTTTTAGAGTTTATAGGAGAGGTCGTCGATAAGTACGGAGTAGAGAGCCGAGACGGTTACCATAATATCGAGGGCGTATATTGGGATAACGCCGAGACGGTTTTAGGAAACTCTATCCGAAACGCCGTAGAGAGAGCTTATCCTTATATCATCGTACGCCCGGCGCAAAAAAAGAGAATAAACGACCGTATAAATACGACCCTCCGCCTAATGGGAGCTGGTCGTTTTTGGTATACGGACGATGCCGATAGTGTGAGGATAGCCCTATCCGAGGCGGTATGGAATAAAGATAAGGACGAGGACGAACGCCTCGACGACGGCTCTACGGATATAGATAGCCTCGACGCTATGGAGTATACGATAGAAAGAGATATGAAATACTTAATCATTTAGGAGTAGACCTTATGAATATTATAAATTGGTGGAAAGGAGTTTTAGGCAGGATGTTCGGATATAGCCAAATGAAAAGAATAGCCGGAAAAGACGTGGCTATGTCGCAAGCGATGATAGACGCTATTAACCTATGGCACAAGATGATTATAGGCTCTGCGCCGTGGGTAGATGAGGATAAGGGTATTATATCCCTCCGCTCGGAGGTAGGTATCTGCCGAGAGTTTGCGGATATCGCCCTCGGAGAGATGGATGCCGAGGTAAATATCCCGTCGCTCGACGAGGCTTTCCAGCTCGCTATCCGAGACCTTAACGAAAACCTCCAAGACGGTTTAGCCCTTGGCTCGTTCATATTAAAGCCGCTCGGCGGTAGGCGTTCGGAGTTCGTCTCCGCTGATAAGTTTGTACCTATCGCTTTCGACGATGAGGGTAAACCTCGAGACGTTATGTTTTTTACCCGTAAAAGAGCCGGGGAAAATAACTTTTATACAAAGGTAGAGCGGCACTACTTTAACGAAAACGGAGACCTCGTTATCGAGAATAAGGCTTATCACTCTACGAGCGAGAGCGAGATAGGGCGTTTAGTTCCTTTAACGGACGTAGAGGAGTGGGCTAATATCGAGCCCGAGCCTATTACCTATCCGGGAATGACTAAAAACGACTACGGCTATTTTAGAGTGCCTCTTAAGAACAGAGAGGACGGCTCTACTATGGGCGTATCTATCTACGCCGAGGCGGTAGAGGCGATAAAGAAAGCCGATATCCAATACGGTCGCCTCGATTGGGAGTATAACTCCGGCGAGAGAGCCGTACACGTAGACGAGAGAGCCCTGCAACATAAGGGCGGCAAAGTAAAGCTCCCGGCAGGAAAGCAACGCCTATATAGAGGCTTAAACCTCGAGCAAAACGGAGGAGAGCTCTATAAGGAATACTCTCCGGCTATGAGAGACGAGGCTTATATTAGAGGGCT